TTTTCAATCTTAGATTTTATGGTTTCTACTTCTGACCATCTTTTTTGACCATGATGTTTTACAAAGTCTTTTTTGACTTGTTCTTCTTGTAGTCTTATATCTTCTTGTTTTTGCCATTGCATCATGGCTCGTTTGAAATACTGCTCTTTTAGGACTTCTACTTCTCTGATCTGCCTTCTGCGTTCTAAGGCTTTTTGTTGTGCTACCGAGGCTGCTTCCTTTTGCACATCCTCAATAGACGATCCTATAACTTTACCAGCTTGTTTTCCTGTCTTTACGCTTTCGCTAAAAGACTTCGCGCCCTCCAAAAACCCGAATTGATCTGACATAGTTCATAGGCTTAATTTAATTTCAAGACAAGAGAAAGTAGAATAGCAATAATAAAAGCTGCCGAACCTATAAGGATCTGTTCTAAGCGTTTTAGCCTGGCATTAATACCTGTATAGCGTTCAGCACAGACAGCCTCGTGAGCAGACAAGGCTGCCTCGTTTTTATCTATTGTTGTCATTATTTGGCTTTTAATGTTTTTAGTTCATCTAGCGTTGTGGCTTGGTCAGCTAGTTGGGTAATATCTCTTAGCCGTTGTTTCTCAGCTACGATAGCAGTAGTGTCTGCACTCGACTCTAAGGCTCGTTGGAACGCTACATCTTGGGCTTGTAATAAAGGTGTACGCTCTGCTCTTAGGCGGTCTTTAGTAATCGCCTTGGCTTTGTCAAAGTTAATAGTAATCATTCTGTAAATTCCCATGCGTTACGAAATGTTCTATCGGTAGGAATGTCGCTACCATCTACAATCTTGTATGGTTTGCCAACAGGTACATCTTTAGCGGCAATCTGTTCAATGGTTAAACCACATTCAGGGGCTGGAGTAAGAACAACTACACCACCATTATCGTTTGGGTAAATAATTAGTTGGGTCATTTATTTCTCCTGATTAACGGAAAATGGCAATATTTGCATCAAAGACATCTTGATTACTTGTTAAAGTGTTATATACAGCCACTCTGACCGCTGAAGTAGTTTTGGAAGCGTAAGAGTTATTTGATGGCGTACTAACTCCAAAATGTTGAGATGTGTTGCCGTTAGTCACCATCGAAGGAAGAACAACACAATAATTCGCATCTGTCATCGCAGTCGTAAAGTTAACTGTGTAATCACCAGTACCATTGTCCGTAATAGAACTTACATTACCACTTGCACGAATAGCTACAGTACCAGTACCATTAAAGTTTACCCATGCACGACAGCCGTAAGCAGTACCAACAGAACCAAAGCCTGAGTTGAATTTAAAGTTTCCACTAGAGTCAAACTGACCAACAGCAGTACCACCTTCAGCAAAGTCTATAGTATCTGCTGCTGAAAAGAATATACCTGTGTTGGTATCGCCTGTAGTGGTGATAGCTGGAAGTGCTGCTGTACCAGCTTGTACTGTAGTAACGCCTGTGGCTTCTAGTGTGGTGAACTTTCCTGCTGCTGCTGTCGTACCGCCAATTGCTGTACTGTTAATTGTGCCACCAGTAATTGTTGCACCAGAGCTAGAAAATGTGTTGGCTACTGTTGCTCCGCTAAAGGTTGTTGCACCTGTAGCAGACAAAGTAGAGAAAGCACCTGTAGAGGCTGTAGTAGCACCAATAGTAGCGTTGTTAATTGTGCCACCAGAAATAACAGGGCTTGAAAATGTATTGCCTGTAAAGGTAGCACCAGTAATTGTTCCACCTGTTATCTTAGGTGCAGTCATGGTATATGTGCCATCTCTTATACCATCTCCAGCATCTCGGATCTGCGCCATCATATCGCGCATAGTATCGTTTACTGCTGATGGGAGCATCCCCTCTGGCGCACCATCTGGAGGTGCTGCTGTGTTACTAGATGGGGTTAGTGAGTATTTTGTATATGCCATGATTTTCCTTAATTATAACTTTCTTTAATCTAATAAAGATGGTGATGTTCCTACAACTCCTGCACCTACTTGAGATCTTAATGCTTGTTGTCTTAAATAATCATCTAATAAAGACAGTCTATTTAACATGGTAGTTTGTGCTTGAGGGTTTACAGAAAAAAGGTCAGGTGCTAATTGTTCTGCTGTTCTGCCACCAACTCCACTAAATGACCTAATTAAATAATCCATTGCGCCCTTATTAATTCCTTTTTGTGCCATAGTTGGCACTAATTCTGTAGCACCCTCAAACTCTTGTTGAGCTACTTGTCTTGGTTGTGTTTGGCTACCACCTAATATGCGAATATCTGTAGAACGAATATCTTTTTCTCTACTTAATTGCTTATTAAGTGTCTCAAAGGCATCTGTACCAATTAACTCTTTAATCTGGTCTCTTTTTTCTGCTGAACCAAATGTCCTACGAACCATATCCATGCCATCAGCACCTTCTCTGATTTTCATGCGAATAGCATCATACGCACCAACAGAGAACCCATCTTTTTCTGATGGAGATAATTTGTTGTAGATTTGATTTAATTGTCTAGCATCTATATCAAAAAAGTTCCTGCCATTTTCTATAGCATCCAATATTTCGCTTTGACCAGCAAATGCTTGTCGTGCTTGTTTGTATTCTATAGGTGCTTGGTTATCTACAGTATTCATAAATACAGATCGTAGATTTTTAATAGAATCTACTTCTGTTTTTTCTAAGCCAGATGTAGGCAATTTGCTAAAGTTAATTTCAGCATCAATACCACGCTTAATGCGATCAATAGTTCTTAGATCAAACACATTGCCTTTTTCTTTTAATTCAGGTAAAGCTGTGCCAATAATATTACCAGTCTCATCTACTTCTCTTTGGGCTAATCTATTAGCTCTATCGTATGCTCTTTTAAATGCAGGATCTTGCATAAGTTTATCAATTGATTCTCCACCAATCAAAGCATCTTTTTGATATGCAGTTTTATATAAAGGTGCAGATGATGACTGTCTTAACTTAATGACATTATTAGCAATGTCCATTGGGTCTGCATCTACTTGGAAGGCTTTTTGGAAGTCCGTAAGAATACGATTACCTGCACCAGTTTTTCTTTCTTCTGCTACTGTTTCCGCTATTGCCCTAGCACCAGGATAGCTTGCTACAGTTTCACCAAGTTGTTTGGTAGCTTTGCCACCGAACTCCATGATTGTTTCTGGCTTGTAACCATTTGCTCGAATAGTGTCCATTGCTGTTTTAACATCAGTAATAGACAATCCATCTCTTTGTAGAGCTTGAATAATTTTAGTGTCTGCTCTGCGTTGTATTGCATCTTGACCTAAATTAAAGTATTCAGCAGTCTTGCCTGTTATAGACTTAACTATAGGAATATCTTTAGTTGCTTCTACAATCTTTGCAGTAGCCTCTGAAACACCTAACTTTTCGGATACAGTTTTAATTGCACCACCGCCAGCAGATGCAAGACTTAAGGTAACTGGTGCTAATATTGCACCTACCTGTGCGCCTGTCTTAGCACCTTCTAGTCTTTGTCCTGGTTCTGCTGTACCTGCTCCTGTAATACCACCAAATCCTGCACCAGCACCAGTAGCACCTGCCAATGTTCTTAGTTTGCTAGGTATAGCCTGTATTGCTTGTGATACTCTAGGCAGCATCTGTGCTGTTTTGACAGCACCTGCTCCAGCCAAAAACGCAGTAGGCAAGCTACCGACAACTTCTGCTGCTGTAGACATTACAGGTTCTTCAAACTCATACTGCTGTTTGGAATACTGTAATGCTGCAAGGTTTTGTTCATAAGGTTTTTTATTTAATAGGCTTTTTACTGCTGCCTCTGCCTCATCACTAAAACCAAATGTTAGACCTTGTAGACCAGCGCGAATTACACCATATTCTGACTTTAATCCTTTTGCAGAAGCATAATTTTTTGCTGCTGAATTAAATCGGTCTAATGTATAGCCTTCTGCTTGTAGATACTGTTTAATTTCTAATGGTGTAGCATTTTTATTTGTTTGTAACCTATCTACATTACTTAAGACTTTTTCGAACTTTTCATAAGCCATTATTGAAGTCCTTTTTCTTTCTTAAATGTTTCCAAATTAAATGGTTGATAAGAAACTCCAGCAGCTTTTTTCATTGAATCCATTGTTACTTCTCTAGCAACTTTTTTCTGTTGTATTGTTGTGGCATCGTTTCCTGGCATTGGGAAATATGTAGCAATTTCTTTATCCATTTCTTCTACACCAATTGCAGCACCAGACTCTTTACGCAAATTAGCACGAACCCAATTTTCTTGAGCCTGTCTATATTGTTGTTGTTCTGGTGTCATTACTCTTGTTCTCGCATATTCACCAATTAAAGGAATTCCACCCATAAATTGAGTGTATCCTGTTGCATAAGGTTCGCTAACTTTTTTTGCATCTCCCATTTGAACTTTGCCAGCCCCCATTTGTTGAATAGCAATTTTATTTTCTAATTTATTAATCATTTGTTCAGATGCTTCCATACGCTGAGCAAACCCTGCTGCATTTCTTTCGCCTTCTGTTGGCTTTTTGCCTTCTGCTGCTTTTGCTGCTGCCTCTGCTGTAGATGCTTTATTTCGTAAAAAACTTTCTTCCATTTGAGCTAATGGTTGTAATCTTTGATATGCTTGTTCTTCTGTAATTACACCTTTGTTAAAAGCAGTTTGTAATTGAGTTGCAAGTGTTTTTACTTGTGGGCTTTCTGCCATTGTGTATGGTGCAAATGGACTTGGTGCTTGTGTATCACCTGACATAAACCCTGCTTTGCGTAATGCAGTCATGCTTTCAGAAATATCTTTGATAGCACCAAAGTTACCTGTAGCCTGTAATTGTGGGATTATTTTTTGTAGATCATAATCAAACCCAACTAACTTAGGAACAGTAGTTTTTACATCTTCATAAGTTTCTGTAGGAATAATAGCTTCTGCTGTACCATATTTAGGAGTAGCACCACCAGTAATAATACTTTTAAGTTGTTGTGCTTCTTGTTGTTTTAGTAATTCTGCTTGTTGTTTTCTTTTGATTTCACCCAACTGCATACCAGTTAACATCTGCTTTAGATTACGATCAAATGATTGGTTATAGCCTTCCATGCCTGCGCCTAGTGCGCTACCTAGTATTTGTCCTGTGCTGATAGGTTGTCTTGTTTGTCCAGACTGTCCTAACAAGGCAATAGCAGCGTTTAATAGGGCTTGCTGACCAGCACCAGACTGCATCCTTTGTGTTTCGGCAGGACTAATAAACTGAGAATAGTCTGATTGTTGTCCGAATAAAGCTGAAAGATCAATTGCCATAATTTATCCTAGTAAAGAATTTGGATTTCTTGCTCTTTGTAGAGCCAATAAGTTATAAATGCCAGAGTAATCTACTGCGCCTTGAGGCATCTGTGTTCTACCACCCATCTGCATTTGTGGTATTGCTTGTGGTTGTTGTTTACCTAATAAACCACTAGCACCTCTTAGTGCTTGTAATGCTTGACCTGGCGATATGTTAAAAGAACTAGGTGCTGCTTGTATGTCAGAGCCAGATGATGTAAGAATTTTGCCATCAACTTCAATAATATCGCCTAGTTCTCCAGGAATGATGGTTGCCTGTGGTGCTTCACCGCCACCATAAAAACCGCCTGGTTGCACATCAGCATCACCAAGCGAGCCTCCCATATTGAAATCTTCGCCTGTAAGATTATAGTTTGCCCCACCACCCATATTAAAATCTTCGCCTGTGCCATACCCACCACTACCAAATTGACTACCTAATTCAGCACCAATCTGTTGACCAGCATAAGACTTACCAGCAGATAAAAGACCTTCTCCTATAGTTCCACCTTCTTCTATTGTGTCTACACCTTCAATAATAGGTAATGCCCATGCGTTTCCACTAGCAACGGCAGCAACTTTAACAGCAGCTTTTACAGGATCATCTACTATTTCTTGTATTTGATTTCCTACATAATCACCAGCAGAACTCACAGTATTTTCTACAAAATCTCCTACGAATCCACCGCACATAATTAATCCTTTAAGTGTTTGACTGTATTAAAGCCAACAGTTTTATAACCTAGTCTCTCATAAAACTGTCTGGTTTTATCCATGTCTACTGCTGTTGTTTGTCCTAAGTGCAGATCATCTGCACCCATATCTTTAGCCCATGTTTCTAATGATTTTACTAGTTTAAGTGCTGCTCTACTACCTCGATACTCAGGTAATACAAAGAATCCTAGATCACTTACTCTTTTACGATTACTAAAGAAATACTCATGGGCTAGACCCGATATAAACCCAACAATTCTGTTGTGTTCTATTGCAATAAATCCGACTGCATTAGGATTCTTAAATAACTGTAGAATCTTGTGCTTTTCTGGTATTGCGTAAGCAAACTCTGCCTCGGCTACCATCTTGGTAACTAGTTCAAAAAACTCCTCTAAACGATGTAGGGTTAGTTTTTCTACTATCAGAAGTAACCGCCTAATAATCCACCGAGTGCTGCACCACCTAATGCACCATAAGTACCACCGATTTGTGGAAACGCTTGACCTAGTGCGTAACCACCTAGACCGCCAGCTATACCACCGCCAAGGATGCCTGCGCCCCGATTCTGATAGGTAGGAGCATTTGTGGTTTGTGTTCCATAACTTCCTAATGGAGTGCCATATACCGATGATAGATACCCTTGTAATTGCTGATAGGGTAATTGTTGTCCAAACTGATAACGAGCCAATTGCTCTTGTAGAGGTTGTGCAGCGATTGCCTCTTGTTGCGCGCCCACTTGAGCCAATGTCTGAGAAGGTAAGAATTGTTGACCATAAAAGCTAGGTGCTGCCCCAGCCAACTGAGCTTGGGCTAATTGAGCCTGTTGCTGTAGTCCTCTTTCTTGTTGGTACTGTGATCCTGCAATATTGGATGTAATATCCCCTAGAGACCGCCCATAAGCCTCTGTAGCCGTTCCCAAGGCTCTTTCCATACTACCACTACCTAAACGACCAGAACGGCTGTAAAGGCTCGATATGCCTGGCAATACTGCTTGGCTAAATTGTTGGGTTAGTGGGCGAGTAGCTGCCTCCATCATCGCTTGTTGGTACGGATTGGCATTTAAGAACCCACCGGCAGCAGTCTGTCCGACTTGACCTAAAGATGATGTATAAGCCTGTTGTGCCTGTTGTAGAACAGGAGACTGTTGGCGAGCAATAGCCTCTTGTTGGGCAATCGACTCAGTAGTAGCAGCCGATGGGCTTACATAAGTCTGACCAGGAAAGAACTCAGGTTGCTGTCCTGTTAAGAATAGACTCTGCGCCCTCTGCAAACCTTGGGTAAGGTATGGGAGTAACGCTGGATCTACTGATGAGGTTTGTGTAGTTGTTGCCATAGTTTTATCCTACGATGATGTATTTATAAGTCATGCCTGATACTGTGTTAGCTGGATGGCTAATAGTGGCACTTCCGTTGGTTACTGCCGATATATAAGGCATTGTAAAAAGATTACTGGTATAGCCATTTGATGATACATAACTCATAGTGGCTATAATGCTAGGTGTTGCTGGTCTAGTAGGTGAAGTATCTGTAGCAAAATGCTCAATCGTTACACCAATATCAGATGGTCTAAAAACTAATTCTACATAATCGTTTTTCTCTAAACCAATAAAGAAGTTTAATGAGCCAATCATATGACTTGGAACGCCTGCACTTTTTCTTTGTGAGATACCAAATTTACTGTTTGATGCTGCTACATTAGTACCATTTTTTCTAAACCATACATCGACAAACTCAGGATCATTAACTGTGCTTTTAAACTGCACACTAAACTGAATGTTGTAGAGTCCAGAGTAACCTGCTGTTAGTTTCGTATTAGTTACTAGACTTGCACCTAATGCATAGTCTGTAGTGCTAAACGACATAATATTGGCTGCTGATGTTGTCGTTGCTGCTTGATCTGTATCGTCTTGTACCGCTAAATAAGGGTAATACGCTGTAGATGATACATCGTCTGTAGCCATCAACAAAATGACAGAATCTATACCAATACGAGCATCTGTAATCGTTGTAGTAGATGCACCGCCTGTTGCTAGAGTTACCGACCCTGTATTGTTAGTCTTACCATTCATAATCCCATTGACTACCTCGGCTACTCCACGAGGATCGCTACCAAATGGGGGTAATGCTCTAAACATTATCTAGTTCCTAGAGGGCTTAAATCTATGTCCATTCCGACTGCGGATGTCCAACTACCTGTAGGAGTTAATTGTAGACGATGATAGCGACCAATACCACGCACAGACACTCTATTTTCGGCATCTGCTGCTGTTTGTGATCCAAATACTGTGGACTCTGTTAAAAGCCTACGAGATAGCAAAGCCACACTACCAGAGCCACCCTCAACAGTAGGTTTTACTAATGTAATAGATGAGGTTGCGCCTGGCACTTCTATATCACCTGTTTCTATGTAAGCTGTAGCGTTAGCACCAGAGAATGTAACAATCTTTGCACCATCCACACCAGCTAACTGTAATCTGCCACCAAGCCAAAGTCTGCTATCAAAGCTGGTCAAAATGGTGTCTAGGTTTCCATAGACATCCATACCTTCTAAAGTAACCGCAGGGGTAGAGGTAGATGCAACTCTGTCTACAGTAGTTGTTCCGCTAGTCCAACGCTGTGTCTGATAATTGTAGATTAACAAGTTATCAGCAGTAGCAGAACTATTAGAGGCATATGCCCAAATAATTAACTTCTTTGTTGGATCTACCGCAGCAGACATAAGGTATAAAGTACCTTCATCTACATTATCAAAGAAAAACCTGTTTACTTTCTCGTTACCAATTGGAACTACATTTTGTCCATCGCAGGCATAAAACCCATCATCGCCTAAGAAGAACGATGTTCCACCATACTGAATAATGGAGTTAGCCTCGTAGCATCCTAAGTTTCTACTAATGTTATCAAATTGGAATACCAATGGGCTACCAACATAAGACATCCGATGGATAGAACGATCCATAAAGACTAGACCATATTCACCACCTGTAACACCGACCACAGAGCCACCATCGGGAATATCTTGGAAGTCTGCTTGGGTCGTAGCGGAGGCTGTCCAACTAGACTCATCTCCTAATGCTGACCATTGAACCCTGTTTGGATAACTAGATTGATAGCCAGATACTACAAAGTCTCTTACTACTGTTACATATCTTGCTTCTGGTGCATCTGCTGCAAGGTTTGCAAATAAAGAAGAACTATTTAAGTTAAATCCCTGTAATTTATCAAAGCCATTAGCTGCAACAATTACATTACCAAATTGGGTAAATCTAAAACGCTGATCTGTAGGAGTTGTGTAGTTTCCTGATTTGGATACATTGTCTAATGATAAATCGGCAGAATCTAACTTAAATAGTTTTGTAGAGCCACCAGCAAATACTAATGTAGCTCCTACAGTTGTTTTTCCTGCTACTACATTGTTTAAATTTTCGGATGCGGATGCCGAGTAATCTACTACTGTAGGCAATGCACCATACCCTACAAGTTTGGAGTAGACATTTTCTGCTCGTCTTAAACCATTAGTAATGCCTGGCTGATCTGGTGTCCATTCTCCGAATGTTATTCTGCTGATTGCCATTAATTATTTACCCATGAATTATTACTACCAAAACTTGCAGTCCAAGTAGTCGATGTTGGTGTTGTTCCTGTCCAAGGCTCTGAGCCTTCCGATGATACTGTCCAAACTGTCGTACTAGGTGCTATACCTGTCCAAGCCTCTGTTCCTGCTGTCTCGCCTGTCCAATTATCGCCTAATATTCTGCCTAGGCAACTTACTGT